AATACTTATCTAAAGCGATAATTGCTTTTATTAAATCTCGACTACGTGCTCCATACCCTGAATAGGTGTCAAATGGAGAACTTATTATAAATAACGGTTTACTCATTTTAGTAAATTAATTTATGGTTTAAAACTCTTTTTTTAACTTCGTTTGTGTTTATTAATTCAAATTTTTCTCTTGGTTTCCAAGTTGAAAATAATCCATCTATAGCATCAATAACTCTATTAGACATTTTTTCACTAGTAAATCCAGCTTCATCACTTATCGCCCATTCTCTACCTGATAATCCTCTTTCTACTCTTTCACTAATTGGCATCCAATATAATTCTGAAATACATTCTGCAGCATCTTCTGGTCTGCATCTATCATCAAAAATATAAGGTGTTGGAGGTGAACCCATGATTGAAATGTTACTTGGAAATACTGGAAATGCCCATTTACCATGTTTTTTATAAGTACCTCTATGATTAGAAGGAATGTTTTCATCAAAATCAATCCATTCACCTTTATCATTTTCAAATCTCATTTGATCTTGCATTCCACCTGTTACATTAGCTATAATAGGTAATCCAGCTAATAATGCTTCTGTTAAACTTAATCCCCATCCTTCATTTGATGTTAATAAAATTTGAGCATCAGATAAATTATAAAGAAAATTCATTTGTTGTGGATTTAATTTACCAGTTGAAAATATGATATTGTCTTCATATCCTTCAAAAAATAATTCTTTAATTGCTCTTAAATCAGTACCATGTTCACTTACTAATTCAGTATGTAATACTAAAGCACATTTTTGAGCTTTTTCTTTAGGTAATGTATCTAAAAACAATCTAAACGCCATCATAGTATCAGGTATTTGTTTACGGCGAATATTTCTTGAGTTAAAGAATAATGTAAAATCATATTCTTTATTTTTTAATATAGTCTTTTTAAATGTTAAAAATTCTTTCCATTCAGTATCATTCTCAGTTAGTGGTTTAAATGTTTTTTCATTTAATCCATGAGGTACATACTTAAGAATTCTGTTTTTTGCTTTATCACCTAAAACTAATCTATTAATATTTACAGTTTGTTTTGAAATACCTAATAGTAAATCACAAGCTTCATAATATGGTTTATTATAGTGTGGTGCTGGTAAATCGTCCCAAATATTTAAATATACAATAGGAGTTGTTTTTCTAATTTCATTTTCAATACTAAATAACCAAGCGAAATACCTTGGATCAGTAATTAAAAATATAGCGTCTGGTTTTTCTATTTCTAACATTTGACGTAAAAATGAAGAATCACCGTATCCATTAACAGGATAAATTACAACAGATGAATCTGTTATTCCAGCGTGAATGTTTGTATCTGCGGATAAATCTAAACGTTTACCCATTTCAGGATGTTCAATTGCTCCTCCAACATTAACCCAGTTAAAGTGATGACATGAATTTACAACTAATTCTCTTGCAACTGTTGCTACTCCTGAGTGAACTCTAATGTCATCACAAATAAGTAGAATTTTTTTCCTGTCTTTTTGAGGAACGTAACCTAATTTGTCTTTCATAAATTTTATTCTATTTCTTTTATTTGATGATTGTGAATTTGTTTTCTAAATGTTTCATCTGTTAAGTACAAATGAATTGATCTATCCGTTAGTTTTTGTAATGAAAACTTATATCTGATGCAACTTATCTTAAATTGGTCAAATAACTCAGGATGAACTTTTACTGATGTTAATGTTTGATCTTTTGATGACATAATATATTTTAATATAAATATATACAAATATATCTAAGATGCATTTTGATCGCAGAGATCTTTCCTATTCTTAAAAACACAGTAGTTACAATTATATTTTGATGGTGTTTTAATGTAATCCATTTCTTTAATTGTTCCATCAGTATTAAAAACAGTCTCAATAAAACTAGTTAAACTAGTCATTGCTCGTTTTGTTTTTATTTTACCTGATGGAGGTACAAATAGTTGGATTCGTTTTGTTGGAAAGTCTGATCCTTCAAATATTTTACGCTTAACAATAAAAAATTCAATTTCAACGTTATCTGGATCTAAACCAAACTGTCTACTAAGTAATTCTTTATATAATATTAATTGGAATTGTTTTTGTTCATCTTTCTTTTCCTTAGCACCCCATCCTCTAGTCGATGTTTTAATGTCGATTATCTTGACAGTATTTGTAGGTTCGTGATATAACACGAGATCCAAATAACCCTTGTATAATACGTTTTTAAACCGGCTATCTAACGGTAATACTAATGGGATCTCACATCCAATTAATGACCAATCTCGTTTTGAGAAATAATCAGATTTATGTTTTTTAAACCAACTAATCATTGCTAATCCATCATCATGAAATTCTCTTAATTCTTCAGGTGATGAAAAATGAGAATTATTATTTTGTTTATAGTTGGATTGATATTGTTCAATAAATTTTTCTTTAAAGTATTCCTCAATATCTAATTCATCAGCTTGAGCACCATTTATTTCAAACATTGTAGTTAAATAATGTTGTAATGTTTCATGTATTGCTGTCCCAAAACAAGTATGAATAGTAGATGAAAACAAATTAATTCCATCCTTATATTGTAGTTTCCATCTATGAGGACAGTTTTGAAATATTGAAAACTGACTGTAAGATATACTTTTTTGGAATCTATAATCTATTTCTAGAGGAGGATGATTTTTAATAGTTTTAACTATTTGAGGTATTTTCTTTTTAGACATTATGTTTAGCGTATTTACTTCGGATTGCTTCACCTAATGTTATATCATTAGAATGTTGTTCAATCATTTGTTGAAGTTCAGGAATGATAGACATTTCCTTTTTAATATATTGGGCTGCGTCTAACAATTCTTCATATAAATGATTCATAAAATCATCTTTATTATTTTGATCAAGTGTAGTATTATATTTTTTAATACCACGTTCACTTCTTGATTTTAAGTCTTCTATAACTGATTCTGTTATTGTGTCTATCATTTTATTAGTTTTTTTATTTCTTTGTCTTCAATACCCATATCTGATAGACATTGACTAATGATTGTTTTATCTAAAAACCCAATATAATCAGTAACATCTTTAGAACTACATTCAAAATATATTGTTAAATGTTGAATTAAATCTTTATTTGGTGATTTAGTTTCAGATTTAATATATTTAGACCAAAATTGTTTTTTAGGTAATAAATTACAATATAGTTTATAATATTTTTCTTTTTCAGAATATGGAATAGCTTGTACATAATTAACCAATTCAGTATAATCTTCATTCATACTTAAGAAACGATTAATCATGTACGGTTCAAATGTTTTTAATTGTTCATTTGAAAATTTATTCCAATCAGATTTAATATAGCATATTTCTTTTAGCCAATCAAATATAGAAAAATTACTTACTAGCTTCTTGGTACTCTTCATACTCTGCTCTTAATTCTTTAGGTAGAGTTTCAATTAATATACGTCCAGTTTTAACATCATAAAAACAAGGAATTGGTATAACTCCATCTTCTGCTGTTCCTGAAATGAATTTAGATACTTTTCTTAAGACAAATCCCTCAGTCACAACATGATTTCCATCAGGTGTTAATATTGGTTGAGTAGCTGTAATGTCTAAATTTAATTTAATTTGTTCTTTTGGTGTGTTCATATTGTTTTGATTATTTTGCTTATTAAAGCCATTATGTTTATTTCTGAATCAATTCTAAAATTAGAATGATATTGGTATTCTTCTATTGCCATTATTATTTCGCCTTCACTTCCAGAAGCATATTCTGATAATTTATCAAACAAAAATCTAAATAAATCACTAAAATCATCTACTTCACTATTAGCTATTATTTGTCTAATGTTATTAAATGTTTTTGATGATTTAGTTTTTAGTTCAATTAATATTTTTTCTTTATATTCATCATCTGTATTAGATAAAGTGTCTAGTTTTAATGTTTTATCAACAGTATATTTTTGACAGTTATTAATGATTTTTCTAAAATCAGGATAAAAACGATTTACAATAGTAACAATATCTCCAGGTGTATGATTAATTTCTTCTTTAGTTAAAATTTCAGAAACATGTTTTGCTATTGCTTTTTTAGTTGGAGGTACTAAATCAAAATCCTGTAATCTACTTCTAAGTGGTTCAATTAATCTTTCAGGATAATTACCAGTTAATATAAAACGAGTAGTTAAACTAAATGTTTCCATCATATTAAGTAATATTACTTGTGATGCTTGTAAAATATGAGTAGCTTCATCTAATATTACTATTTTAAGTGGTTTAAATGAGCCGGCAGATGCAAATGCACCTACCTTATCTCTCATCACATCAATTGATCTTTCATCAGTAGCATTGATATATAAATAATCACAATCAATGTTATTAACTAATATCTTAGCTATTGTAGTTTTACCTGAACCTGGTTTACCTGCAAATAATAAATGAGGTATATCTTGTAGATCAATATATTCTTGTAATTTAGTTTTGTCTTCTTCCTTACAAATATATCCTTCTAAAGTATCAGGTCTATATTTTTCGTTTAGTATAGTATGTATTTTCTTACTCATTAAAACATTCCTCCCATATCACCCATATCAGGCATACTTGGTTTCTTGTCTTCTGGTTTATCTACTACTGTGCATTCAGTTAATAATACTGTTCCAGCTACTGAAGCTGCGTTTTGAATTGCGTTTCTTGTTACTTTAACTGGATCAATAATACCTTGTTTACTCATGTTAACAAATGATTCTGATTTAAGATCATAACCAATCCAATAATCATTTTCTTCAGGTTCCATTTTATTAATTAAATTAAAACATTCCTCTACTGTATAACCAGCATTAGTTAAAATTTTAATAAATGGAGAAGCACATGCTTTATAAACTATTTTCTTACCAATATGAATATCTGAATCTAATTCAGCTCTACTATATGTAATAGCTTCTCTAGCGTATATTAAAGCAGATCCACCACCAGGTACAATACCTTCTTCGACACCAGCTTTTGTAGCATTTAAAGCATCATCAACACGGTCTTTCTTTTCCTTCATTTCAATTTCTGAATTACCACCAACATGAATAATAACAACTCCACCAATGAATTTTGCTAAACGTTCTTGTAGTTTTTCAACTTCATAAGGTGACGCTTTTGTATTTTCAATTTGTGTTTGTAATTCTTCTATATGTTTAGTAATAATGTCTTCTTTACCTTTACCATCAACAATAGTTGTTTGTTCTTTATTGATAGTTACTACACGTGATTCACCAAACCAATCCCAACTAAACTTATCTAGTTTCATTCCTTTTTCAGTTGAAAATACTTGACCACCAGTTAATTTAGCAATGTCTTCTAATATTAATTTTCTTCTATCACCAAAATCAGGAGCCTTAACAGCACATACTTTAACAATATTCCTCATTTTGTTTACAATAAGAGTAGCTAATGCTTCACCATCAATATCTTCTGCTATAATTAAAAGTGATCTATTTTGAGTTGATACACTTTCTAAGATAGGTAATAATTCTTTAACAGTAGTAAATCTTTTATCTGCAATTAAGATAAGTGGATTTTCTAAAGTACAAGACATAGTGTTATTATCAGTAACAAAATAAGGTGATTTATAACCTCTATCAAATTGCATACCTTCTACTGTTTCAAGATATGTTTCATCTGATTTAGATTCTTCAATATGAACTATACCTTCACGTCCTACTTTCTGTATTGCAGTTGCAATTAACTTACCGATTTCTTCATCTCCGTTTGCTGATATAGTTGCAATTTGTTTTAATTGTTCTTCAGATGAAATTTCAGTAACAATATTTTTGTATAATTCAGCAACTACTTCTTTCACAGCAGAGTCAATACCTTTTTTAATCTCAACAGCATTAGAACCTTTATCAAGATAATTTAAACCACCTTGAATAATTTGTTGTGCTAGTAAAGTAGATGTTGTTGTTCCATCACCTGCATTATTAGCAGTTTTAATTGATGCTTGTTTTAACATTTGTGCACCTAAATCTTCAATTGGGTCTTCCAATTTAGAGATAATTTTAGCAACTGTAACTCCGTCTTTAGTACTACGTACTTCTCCATTTTCAGTGTAAACAACATTTCGTCCATTAGGACCTAATGTTGATGTAACTGCATCTGATAACTTGTCGATACCAATAGCTAGTTTCTTTCTAGCGTCAGGTCCGTAATTAATTATTTTGTTCATCTTCTTCTATGATAGTTAATATTTCTTGATCTTTTAAACATATAAAGTCTTCTGATTGGATAGTGAATTTAACTCCACTAAATGAAGCAAATGCTACTTTATCGCCTACTTTTACTTGAATGGGAATTATATCTCCATTTTGAGTGAATGTTCCTGCTCCAATAGCAGTTACTATACCTATTTTAGGTAATTCTTTACCAATATCAGGAACTATAATGTTTCCGTATTGTGTTTCTTCTTCTTCAACCTGTTTGATAATAACATGGTTGTGGACTGGTTTTAACCTCATATTCCTATATTTATTATTTGATTTAACTCTTCTTTAACTCTTTTATATTCAGTAATATACTCCTTAATAGAGTCATAATTACGAACATTAATTTTTAGTTTAGATATTTCATTTAAACAATTCTCAAATTGAGTAAAGTAACCGTGGGCCTTAAGATAAACTTTATCTTTGTTTTCTTCTGTTACAACACGTTTTCTACCACGTTTTGCTTTAGTTTCGTCATTACTTGCTTTAACAAGTTCATAAACTGTGTAACAAGTTGCGTCTTTACCTATAAAATAAGGCTCAATCATTTTATCTTTAATGATTGTTGATGATTTTAACATTTCTTCTTCCATAACTTTGATTTCCT